GGCTGGGCATTGACGTTGCCACCGCTAATGACACAGCCTTCGTGACCGTTTGCGTAAACGCTTCCAACGCGTGGTGTTATCGCAAGCGGCGCGAAGCTGGGTATACCGACTCAATGACCACGGTGCCTAGCGCCGATGTCAAACTCGGTACCGTCATGTATGCCGCCACCCTGTATCGGGAGCGCGGTTCGGTGGACTCGTTTGCGTCGTTTGACTCGATGGCTATTGGTGCTTCACCGTCGGCGACGTTGGGTCGCATCATGCAGCTTCTCGGCTGTGGCAGGGCGCAGGTTGCGTAGTGTCATCGTCGGGCATCCTGTATGAGGCTGTAAACGCCTGCAAGACTGCGCTCACTGGGCTGGGTCTTGTACCGATTACAGATCCGCGTAACGCTCGCCCTCTTTCCGTTCTCATTGAATTGCCCACTGTCACCGCGTTTACATACAACGTGGGCGACATTGAGCTGCGCCTACGCGTCTTGGCCCCACCCCCGGGCAACCAAGATGCAGGCGATTATCTCATGCAAATCGCAGACCAAATCATGAACAGCGCCATTGCGGTGACTGATCTTCGACCCGGTCTTGCGAGTGTCGGTGGGCAAGATCTACCGACGTATGACCTATCCGTAGCCATTGCTGTAAAAAGGAGCTAACCATGGCAACTACAACTTTCCTGTCCAACGCAACTATCAACATCACTCAGGGTGGAACCACCTATGACTTGTCTGACCAAGCGAACCAGTGCACACTCACCATCGGCTCCGACTCTCTCGAGATCACAGCCTTCGGTGATACGGGCCACAAGTTCGCACCCGGTCTCCAGTCTGTTGACGTGAGCATCACTTTCTTTCTTTCCTACGGTGGCACTGGCGCTACTTCGGAAGTGGAAACAGCGCTTGCAGCGATGGTTGGTCTCGGAACCACACAGCTCGTGATTAGCCCATCGGGTACCAGTGAGGGCCCTGCAAACCCTGAGTACACCATTACCAATGCGATGCTTGCTTCGTTTACGCCTATCAACTCAACCGTGGGTGAAATGGCGACTGTAACGGCAAACTGGGTCGGGGGCACTTGGGCTCGCGACATCACCCCACCGTAAACAAATCAGTTAGGGAGAAACAATGAAACTCACACTCGAAGTAACCGAGCGTGACCAGCACTACACCGTCACCACCAACCTCGGGGTGATTGTGGCTTGGGAACGCAAGTTCAAGCGCAAGGCGTCACAGCTGGGCGAAGGCATCGGCGTAGAAGACCTTGCCTTCATGGCGTGGGAGTGCTGTAAACAAAACAGCATCCCCGTACCCATCGTCTTTGACGAATACGTCAAGCGTCTCGAGAACATTGAAGTGGTGGACAACGAACCTGTAAACCCTACGACCGAGGCACATACAACTACGGACTAGCGTCTTTGCTACTTCGCACAGGGTATTGGCCTCCTGACATACCATTTGACCTAGACACACTGGCGACAGTGCTAAAGGCAGCCGAAGACATGAAGGAGGGCTAGATGCCTAACGCAATCGAAACCCAACTTGAGATGGTCGGAGTCAAAGAAGCGTTGCGTGCTCTCAACAGCATTGACAAAAAGGCGCGTCGACAGGTGACCAAGGACTACGCCCAGATTGTCTCGAGCGTGGTGCAGGAAGCCCGTAGCAGTACGCCGTCCGAGCCTCCGTTGTCTGGTATGGCGTACTCGTGGAAGGCCCGCAAAGTGTCGCCAATTTTCCCGTGGAACAACGCCAAGTCTGATCGTGCTATCAAGCCGTTTGTGTCCGGTAAGAAGCCACGCCAGTACAACGCGTATGTGTCTGACCTTGCCGCCTTTGGTATCAAGTGGACGTCTGCGGACGCGCTCGCAGTTGAGATGTCGGGCAGTGGCCCAGTACCTACTCAGAAGGGTAAGGAGATGGTGCGGGCGTTGAACCAGCGTTATGGCACACCGGGTCGTTTCTTGTGGAAGGCGTATGAGCGCCACGCCGAAACCGTGTTAGCCGAGACTGAGAAACTAATCCGCAAGGTTATGAAGCAAGTGCAGAAGGAAGTCTGATGGCTATCAAAATCCCAATCATTACCACGTTTGCGGGCGAGGGTATTCAGAAGGCCATCAAGTCGTTCAAGCAACTTGAGACCGCTTCAGACAAGGTCAAGTTCGTCCTGAAGTCGGGGGCTGTGGCTGGAGCTGCGGCTTTCGCTGCGCTTGGTGCTGCCGCGTATCAGGCTGGGCAACAGTTGGTCGGGTTTGCTCGTATGGCTGCCGAAGATGAGAAAGGGCAAAAGCAGTTAGCGGCGTCTATTCGTGCTTCGACTAAAGCCACTGACGCTCAGATTGCCGCCACTGAGGATTGGATTGACACCACCCAGCGCGCCACCGGGGTTGCCGATGATGAGTTGCGCCCCGCTTATGCCCGCATTATCCGTAGCACGAAGGATTTTGATAAAGCCCAGCGCCTGCTCCGCACTGCCCTCGACGTGAGTGCCGCCACCGGTAAGCCACTCAAAACTGTGGTAGAGGCATTGTCCAAAAGCTTTGACGGCTCCAACTTGGCTATCACCCGCCTTGGTCTGGGTTACGACAAAGCCCAACTCAAAGCAATGTCTTTCAACGACATTCAGAAAGACCTTGAGAAGCGCTTTAGTGGTTCGGCACTGGAAAACGCTGCAACCTTTGAGGGCACGATGGCTCGGTTCCGTATCACGATTGATGAGTTGAAGGAGTCGCTGGGGCAGGCGGTACTTCCGTACCTGAAGAAACTTGCTGAGTACGGCATCCAGATTGCTGACGCGTTCGGTAAAGACGGCGTCGCTGGAGCTATGGCTGAACTGAAGTTCATTCTGCAAAACTTGCTGTACGACGACAACGGTGAACTGAACCAAGTGGGCAAGACCGTCAACGACCTTGCAGACAAAGTAAACATGTTTTCTAAACTGGCAAACGTGCTGGGTGCAGGCATCTCTGCGTCAACTGCTATACCTCGGGCCGTTTACTCAGGCATTACAGGTCAACAAACAAGCCCTAACCTTGGCACCGTTTCTACTCTTGCCCCGACTATCAACGCAGGTTCTTTGCGTGGTATTCGTGGCCAAGGCAACGGCGTAAACATCACAGTGCAAACTGGTATCGGTGACCCAGTACAAATCGGTCGCGCCGTTTACAACGTGCTCAACCAGTTTGAGCGCCGAAACGGTGGGCGCTAATGCCGTACCCCGTCGCTGTTGTTGAGGTTGCGTTTACAGACGGCCCGTATGTGGTGTCGCCCACATGGACTGACGTCACCGCCTATGTCCGGTCTATGGACATCTCTCGAGGCATCCCAGACGACTGGACATTACAGGCAGACGGTTCCGCAACGGTGACGCTGTCTAACCGTGATCGCCGCTTTGACCCGTTCAACACGACAGGCCCGTACTACGGCAACCTTCTCCCGCGTCGCCAAATACGTATACGCGCCACCCACGGCGGCACCACCTACGACGTGTTCCGTGGCTTTATTGCTGGCTGGCCACCTGAGTGGACTGACGCAGGCACCGACTCAACCGTGACCCTGTTCTGCTTTGACGCGTTGCAGCTGCTTGGCTCGTCATCGCTCCCTTCGGATTGGGCTATGGGTTATCTGCGCGCACAATCACCACGCCACTACTGGGAAATGGACGACCCCATTGCGTGGTACACAAACCAAATTACGCTCAAGGACTTAGGCAACGTCACATCAAACCAGATTACCTTCCCATCGTTGACTTACCAAGGCTCAAGCATCGCCTCTGGCTTGCCTTCGTCGTCTATTGCCTCCGACTTTCAGAACGGCGTCGCGTCGGGCTCAGGCGGGCCCAACGTGGCAGCAACCTCACTGACTGTGATGTTCTGGACGCGCGGACTAGCAGTAGACGGCTTTTCTTCACTGACTGACATGAGTACCGGGCAACACCGCATCCAGATTTATCATGACAACGGCAACGGCACCCACAAAGGCAAGTTCACCGTCGAAGTGCAAACCACATCGGTGCACTACATCTGGCGCTCAACAGTTACTTACGAAAACACCGAACCTCATCACGTTGCATTTGTTTACGCTGCTGGCAATGGTTATCTGTACATCGACGGCTACGACGTCACGGGGTCACGAACAGGCGGCGGGTTCCCGTTGGTTTCCGTTCCAGCCACCGAAACATTTGCTTTCGGGCTAGGACAGTTTCAACAAGCAGTTGTTTACAACGACAGGTTTTTCCTTCAGTCCGAAGTCCAGTACGTCGTTAGCTTGAGCGAAGCGCAATACTACGAAACCACTGCCGATCGCATGCAACGCATCAACACAGAGATGATCACTGCGGTTCCAATGTCTTACCCTTCGTCGCCTGCTAGTTATGTGCTTTCGCTTACGCCGGGCGCAACAACAGCCGCGGCAGAACTGACTAAAGTTTCTAACTCGGAGTTTGCCCCGTTGTTTGTAAACAAGGCTGGCACCGTGACTATGTACAGCCAGTCACAGATCCGCAGCCAAACCAAGTCGATTGTTCCGCAGGCCGAGTACGGCAACGGCGTCGGCTTTATGGGTAACTCCATTGGCACTGAAGTGCAGCTGCAATACGACGGCGACTCTATGCGCAACGTCGCCAACATTCAGATGAGCAGTGGCGGCGTTTACAATCAAGAAAACGCAACGAGCGTAAACATTTACGGTGAAGCAGAACAGTATCTTGAAACGCAGTTAGCAAGCATCGACGACTCAATAGCGGTTGCCAACATCGTGAACGGCTGGGGTGGGCAGGTCTACGCCAAGGCTTCCCCGGTGTCGGTTGTGTTGTCGCCTACGGCCTCGTGGGCTTCCACGCTTGGTCTCGAGTTGTTTGACAGGTTCACTTTGCAGGTGCAGCCACCGTCGGGTAACGCGATTACGACGCCTATGTTGGTGTCTCGCATCTCGCACTCGGTGACGCCTGAGCGTTGGTTTACGACGCTTGAGGGGTCGGCGCGTTGGGCTGCGGTTTTTATTCTC